GAGGGGCGTGCGGATGCCGGCAAAGGTCTTCACGCCTATGAGGGGCAGCAGGTCTTTGGTTCTGATCCAGCCGTCTAAGTCCTGCACGGTAGCACCACGCAAAGCGTCGACTAGGCCGCGAGCGTCAAACGGCTTCATTTGCTCTTCGGGGTGTAGACCTTGAGGTCGGTCGTCCAGACCCACTTCTTGCCGACGCGGTGAACGAGCCAGACCTTCCAGTCGTGGCCGTCGACCCATCCAGCGGCGAAGCCTGAGCCCCAGCGGGAGGTGGCTAGGCGGTGCGATGCGTACGCCATAGCGTCCTTCTGGCAGAGGCAGCCGGCGGAGAAAGCGGCGCCACCTTCGGCCTTCGTCAAGTTAACCTGGGCGAGCGTGTGGGTGTGGCCGTGGATTAGAGCGCCTCCCCGGTCAGCGTAGTGCTTACCCTGCTCGGCAGTGGCGTTCAGGCCGTGCGCGTAACCGTGGATGAAGGCCACCGGGCCTAGACGGTAGACACCCCTCTCTGCGTGGTAGGGCAGGATGGTCTTTGCTCCGCAGCTCTTCGCGGCGGTCTTGATGCGGGCCTCGAGGTCGGCGCAGTAGTCGCGGACGATGGCCGAGCCTGACGTGTGCTGGAGTGCGACGGTGCGGTGCTCGTGATTGCCCATCAGGTAGACGGTGGGCTTGGTGCGGGCGAGGAAGTCCTCTCCGCCCTGGATGTCAGCCATGAGGGACTCAGCACCTTCCGCGTCGTTGCCTACGCCACGGCGAAGCGATCGGAAGTCGAAGCAGTCGCCGAGGTGGACACGGACGGTCGGCTTGTAGTCCTTTATGAACTCGCAGAGGGCGTCGGTGGCCTCATCGTCGGCCATGTCGCCGTGGTTATCGCCAAAGGCTATGAAGCGGGTCGGGGTGCTCATTTGCGGTTAAGGTAAGGGATAGGCTGGCCGGAGTCGAAGGCCGCGAGCATCTCGTCACGGCGCTTGCGGGCGGTCAGGAGGTCGTGCCCGATGTTCTCGACGATGTCCGTGCCGCGACGACGTAAGCGGAACCAGTAGCAGTCGCCCAGGCGTTGCAGGTGGTGGTTCGGGTTGTCGGTGATGACCTTGTCGGACTTGCGGTGGCCTTTGCTCACCGTGTACTTCGGGCAGGCCAGCAGGAAGGCGACGCGATCAGGGGACAGGCCGACCTTGCGGGCCCATGCCACAGTCTCAAGGGTTAAAGCCTCCATGACTTTGCGAGGATGCGTCCTTCGGACATGATCTGCTGACGGGCGTTCGGCTTGAAGATGTACTCCTGGTCGAACAGGTGCGAGGCGCGTATCTCGGCGATGCTGTCGAGCTCTTCATCGTTGGCGGGGCCGATGCCGGCGGTCGAGACGTAGACCGTGCGGACCTTCCAGCCCTTCTCCCACAGGATGTCCTGACAGACCCGCAGCTCATTGATGTAGCGCCAATCGGAACACACCACGGTCTCGGGGCTGACGCTGTCATGGTGCTTCATTACCGGCACCCAGTTGGCGAAGTGGCGGGCAAAGACATCCTTGTCGAGGCGCCGTGCGAACTTGCCCATGTTGACCAGGGTGTCGCGGTTCTCGCATTTAAACTCTTCGTTCATGAAGTTGCCGTCGAGGCCGAGGTAATCCATGAAGTGGTTACCAGCTTCTTTCAGCGCGTCGGCAAAGTTGATGTGCTCGGCAGGGCGGGTCGACCACTCAAGCAGGCCCGAGGCCAGCGTGTCCTTCCCTGCCCGGGCGAACCCACTGATCAGGACGAGAGTGGGGGCGGCCATCGGCGTGGGTGCTTCGGTCACGGCTTTAGAAGTTAACGCCTTCAGGGGGCAGCGCGTCAGGCACGGTCGGCTTCTGGGAGCCCTTGGGGTAGGTCATCTTGTACTTGTACTGCGGGCGTCCGTTGTACTCGCCATTGGCCTCGACCTCCACGCCGACGAGGATGGTCTGGCCGCAGGCTGGCTCGAGGTACTGGAGGTACTCGGCAGCCGTAGCGTCGAGCCTGATCTCCTCGGTGAACTTGCCGGAGTACTTGCCGACGAGCATGGCGAGGGCCTTGCCGTACTTGGTCGAGAAGTTCTTGGACAGGCAGAAGCCCTTATCGTCGACGAAGAAGAGGCGGGCGGAGCAGGTGCCGTCCTCCCAGACCTTGACCTTCTCAAACTTAGGCTTGATGAGCTTCAGCTTGTAGGTGCCGTTGGTCGAGATGGAGGTGAGCGGAGGGCGGTCGTTGTTTTCGGTGGTCATGTTAGTGTTAGGCAAAGGTGATAGCGGTGGACGTGGTCGGCCCCTTGATGTCGATGACCTGGACTTCGTCACCGTAGGCGGGCCACTCGCCGAGGGTCGTGCACTCGCGGTAGACTTGCAGCGCCTTCTCAAAGTCGGAGCAGGCGTAGGACATCAGCTCTGGGCCGATCTCCACGACAGCCGTAGCGTAGGGCGGGGCCTTCTCGACGAAGAGGAAGCGGAAGCCAAGCACGCGGCGCTCGAATGCCGTCTCGAAGCACAGGCGGTAAAAATATGCCTGTAAATTATAGCGGTACGCACGGATGCTTTTTAAGATGGCAGCCGGCGAACAATCGTCTGTGCTTTTGAGGTCCCATAGGTAGCCGTCCGTACCCACGCCGTCGATGGCGCACTTCAGTTGCACTCCGCAGTGATCCGTGGTGAACATGAACTCGGTCATCTCGAAGGTGACGCCCATACGCTCGAGGGCGAGTTTTGCGTGCGAGGCAATCAGGTGGCACTCGGCGGACTCTTCGTAGGAGACGACCGTCATGCCAGGCTTCAGCGAGGCTTGGAAGGCTTCGTAGGTGGCCTTGCCGTCCTTAGTGCGGCGGTCGCACTCGGGGGCCGTGACGAACTTCTCGTTGAGCAGTTCAGGCTGGAGCACGGCGCAGTGAATGAGCGAGCCCATGCGGAGGGCCTTAGTCTCCTCGCGCTCCTGGTTGAGGTAGGCAAGGCCGTGGGCCGGCGACTTGCCGACGAGCTCTTTTGCCAGTGAGTAGTTCAGCGCCTGGATGCCGTCATACAGGACGCGGTGGGTGATAGGTTCGGGTGGGATACGCATTGTGGTGTGGTGTTATTGGGTTGTGGTGGAAATTAGAGGGCGTCGTCGTCGGGGTTGGCTCCCTCGACGCTGGCGGAGATGCGGCGCACATCTTCCAGAGCGGCGTCGGCAGCGTTCTCCATGGCCTCAAGCGTATTGCGGAGGACGCGGAGTTGCACGACGAGGACGTGCACCCGGTCGTGAAGCGGCTTCACTGCGGCGGCTTCGTCAGCCGTCTCGATGTGATCGGTGAAGACCTGTAGCTCAGTAATGGCCGAGCGGTTTAAATCCGACAGCGTGATGATGTCGGCGTCGTGCTGTTCATAACGTCCGGCGATATGCTGGACGGTGGCTAACGAGCCCGTGATGTTTTCCACGAGGCGCTTGATATTTTCGCGGTTGGTCATCGGTTAAAAGTAAGTTCCTTTATCTCACCGTTTGGGGCAAGCGTAAAGAAGCGGACTTGCGATCGGGCAAGCGACGGGTGCGTCTTGCGCTTCCAGAGTCCTAGGTCGGAGAGAAAGTCGGCGTGTTTGCGGGCGGTCATCTCAACGTAAGGGTAACCGTCTAGCAACAGGAGCAAGGCGTACTGGCCGGAGACGGTGCGGGCGATGCGCTTGATGCCGGCGGGCAGCGGACTGCTCATTGACCCGTCTTGGCCTTCTGCCACTTAGCCAGGGATGCGGTCATCACGGCCCGGGAGATTTGGCAGGTGATCATGTCAGACCCAAGGATGTCTTCCATGACGCGGGCGAGTTGATTGCCAGCGTAGCGGAGTTCGGCAATGGTCTGGGTCTGGTTATCACTGCGGGCCTCCGCGCTGCGGCAAGCCTTGACCCAGAAGTCTTCGTTTGTGTCAGGCATGGTTGCGGGCTTCCTGCCATTCCTCGATTGCCTCAATCAGGGCGTCAGCGTCGATGCGCTGGGCGTGGCGGACGCAGTACCAGAGTTCGTCACCGGCCTCGCGCATACC